CACAAATAGCATTATACCATTCTGCTCTGTGATTATGCCTGTCAGCATAACACTCTTCCTCATTAGCATATCCATACTTTTCCTTTAGGTCATTGTATATAAATTGTAGACTACAAAACTTTGAACTGCTTTCAAAAGTGTATCCGTAGTGGTCACGTAGCATTTCACACACAGTATCTTTACCATGTCGCCCATGACCTATTACTAATAACTTGGGTTTTGTCATCTGAATCTCCTAATGTTTAAATACATTATACATTAAAAATTAAGTGATGTCAACCGTTAATCATACATGCCGCCTAAAACAGCAACAGTTGCTATTTCTTCATCTAATATTTCTGCTTCTCTTGCTTCGTAAGCTGCATTAAAGCCTTCTTCGTGGAGATAACTTTCGTTGTTGTTCCACAATCGTTTAAAATATGAATGGTAAGTTTTTTCAACGGAGTCGTCGGACCAGGATGGGTCGATTAGCTTGCCCTTAATTATCCAATTAAATCGGTTAGCTTCTTTACGTACAAATGGTGAACACATTAGTTTCTCCTTGTTACATACTGTATTTACAATATAACAAGATGTTAGCGTAAACTTTAAGTTAAAATGACCATTTCATATCATGTGGAAGATTAAAATTATAATTTACAACGATTCGCCTATCTGATGTAACTGGTGAAGAACTAGAATGTAGTGTATGCCCATCAAATATTACTGCTGTACCTTGTTTTGGTTCAACTTGTTTTATAATATTATTATTGTTATCATAAAAATATGTAGGACCGTCGCTGTCTATAACATAATATATCATAGCAGTATGAGATATTTCGTAATCAATATGACTATTATGAATAATATTTGAATGTTCTTTAGTAAACATTCCGGCTCGTATTCTATCTATATTATCAAATTTTACTTCAGTTTTTTCTAGAGCTTCAAATAATACGCATAAGAATAAATCCATCTTTGGCATCGGCGGATACTCTCGTTGTAATATAGGACTCATAAATCCTGGAAACTTTTTATTAGTGTCATCGCGCACGATGTCATTTGTATAATACCATGGAAAGTCAATTTCACAAATTTGTGATTTAACATATTCTTGCAAGCTGGTGTTCACAGCATTTTCTATAACTTGTATCATACAACTAGCATAACACATTTATGCTAGTTGTCAACTAAAAAAATTATCCAATTGTAAATCCATAGCCTACACCACCCGCAACTGCCATTGAAACTTCGACTTCCAGCTTTTCCATCTCAGTCTGTGCTTCTGCTTTGAGTGTGTCACCGTTCAGTGTCGATCCACCTTGTGGGCCTGCAATAGTAGCAAACTTTGAACGTGCTTCGCCTAGCATATACTTACACGCAGCAAGTGTATAATCTTTAATCCACTGAACAGCTAGATAATCACTTAGCAATTCACTGTCTGGACGATAGTTATAGCAGTAAAGCAATAGTTCTTCTTCTGCTCTAGGACGCTGTAGTAGTGTAAGTCTTTTACTTGTATTATTCCATTTAAATTCAATAAAGCTACCAAACATTCTACCCACTAGTTCTTGGTGTTGTGCAAACATATCGTATGTTGCTAGTCCACCTAGCTTTGATCCAGACAACAAATATGTGTTTGTGTATGCAGCGTTAAACGGTTCAAATACACTACCACTTGATCCACTGCCCGCTCGTGAACCAATACTACTGCGGTATAACTTACGAACTTCCATTATCTCATTTGGTAATACATAATCATTCTGGTCTATAACAGTTGTTAAAAACATATAACTTTCTTCAACAGCATGATCACTGCGCATTCTGTAACGTGTTAACGCTTTTTTCAAGCCAGTTTGATAGTGTATAGGATCAAGTTCAACATCAACCATGCCTCCACCGAGGAATGTATTAACATAATCGTATACTTCTTGTTTTTGTGTCGCTAATGTCATTTGAAGTTCTCCATTAGTATTTATCGTTCACGATAAATATGTATAACAATAGGAGAATGGTTATCCCTCGCTTATCACTATACAAACCGGAACGCGGTAATGATTATTATTTCTTGGACAAACAAATCCTGGAAATGTTTACCATCGGCGGCACCGATATTAACATTCATAAGTTTCTCGGAGCAGAAAATCCTGCTGTAGGTTCAGGCACTGCTGATCAACCTACTTACGATGCTGTAAAAGAAACTAACATACAAGACTTACTATTCTTAGAAAATAGAGACAGAAAGTACGATCCAGACGTATACAGTATGCGTGGCATTTATAATGTACAAGACATCGACTTTGATCTATCTCAGTTTGGATTATTTCTAAGTAATGATACACTAATGTTAACAATACATATGAACAGCAGTGTTAAAACACTTGGTAGAAAAATTATGAGCGGCGATGTAATTGAATTGCCACATTTAAAAGATGAATATGCTCTTAATGATTATAAAGTTGCACTTAAACGCTTTTACGTTGTAGAAGATGTTAATCGTGCAGCAGAAGGATTTAGTCAAACTTGGTTCCCTCACTTATATCGCTTAAAACTAAAGCAAATATACGATGGACAAGAATACAGCGAAATATTAGAGTTACCAGCAGAAGAAGGCAGCGATGACACACTACGCGACATGCTTTCAACATACGATAAAGAAATGCAAATTTCTAATGCTGTTGTAAATCAAGCAGAAGCAGATGCCCCTAAGAGTGGCTATGACATAAGTCATTATTACTCTATTGCAACAAATGAAGACGGCAGTGTTGCATTACAAACAGTTGATGATACTGATATAGATGCAAGTAATTTAATGGGCGCAGATGCAGTTAATTCTAAGCCTGATAGAGAAGGTTATTCAGGTTACTTAGTAGGCACTGGCGATATAGCACCTAATGGCGCTCCGTTTGGATTCGGAATACAGTTTCCAACTAACAACGAAGACGGCGACTATTTCTTACGCACAGACTTTTTACCAAACAGAATGTTTCGATATGACGGCACACGTTGGGTTAAAGTACAAGACGATATTAGAATGTCACTAAGTAATACACTTGAGAGACAAACACAGAAGTCTAGCTTTATTAACAATACTAAAACTAGTCAAATTGATGGCGAGACTGTTACAGAGAGACAAAGTCTTTCTAAAGCACTTAAACCAAAAGCGGATAATACATAATGCAGCATTTTTACGATGGACAAATAAGACGATACCTTACCCAAATGATGAGAATACTTGCAAACTTTCCTGTACAAGACGGAAAAGGCATACAGAAAGAAGTACCTGTTACTTACGGCGATTTAACCCGTCAAGTAGCAAACATCATTAGAGAGAATAGTGAGAACAAGCTACCCAGTGCGCCACGCATTGCTATATACTTAACAGGGTTAGAACTAGACAAAGACAGACTAACTGATTCAACATACACTCGAAAAACTAATATTAGAGAACGTGAATACGATACAGATGCTGGAGAGTATTTAAATACCCAAGGTAAAAACTATACAGTTGAACGTTTAATTCCTACTCCTTACATGATGCGGTTAAACGCAGACATATGGACAAGTAATACTGATCAAAAACTACAATTATTAGAGCAAATACTTGTATTGTTTAATCCAAGTTTAGAAATGCAAACTACTGATAACTTTATTGACTGGACTAGTATTAGTGTTGTTAATTTAGAAAACGTAACTTGGTCAAATAGAAGTGTGCCTGTGGGCATAGATAGTGAGATAGATATTTGTACACTTACATTTAGTATTCCTATATATGTTAGTCCTCCAACTAAAGTGCGCAAAATGGGTGTTATTACTAATATTATTACAAGCATGTTTGACGAACAATTAGGTACTATCGAAGATGGTGTAAGCAAGCCTGTACTAAATGCGTATGATGATGTGCCGCGTCCGGGTGTTACTGAAGGTTCGTTTGGCAGAACAGCAGTATCTAGCACAACTGCACAAATGGCTAATGTTAATTATGCGACATGGGGTGCATTTGTTGACGGTGATAGTGTACAACTATTCTCAAATGGCATAGTTGGTAATAAGAACTGGAGAGAAATCTTTGAAGCATTGCCAGGCATGTATGCTGCTGACGTAAGTCGTGTATACTTTACTAACCAAGATAACGCAAGTACAATTACTGGCACATTCACATTAAGTCCGTTTGACGAAGGTAAGATACTTGTTAATTGGGATACTGATAGTTTTCCAAGTGACACAGTAATTGATGGACGTACTAGTATCGACTATATTATAGATCCAACTAATTACAACCCTAGTACTATTAAAACAAGCGGTGTACGTTTGTTGTTGTTAGATGATGTAGGCGATGCAGGTGCTACTGAATCTCCAGTTGCTTGGCAAAACGCAGATACAAGTGCATTAGTTGCAAGTGCAAACGACATTATTGAATGGAACGGTACCAAGTGGAATATTGTTTTTGATGCCAGTGCAGCAACAGAAATTACATATACTACAAATTTAAATACAAGTGTACAATACAGATTTAACAATAATGAATGGCTATTGAGTATCGACGGAGATTATCCAGTTGGCACATGGAGAGTTGAACTAGCAGGCTAATTATATGTATGAAAGATATGATTACTTGCAGTGGCGCACTGTTTTATACATTAGATACAAATAGATTCTTATTCCTACATAGAGCACAAGGTAAGCGAAAAGACCTATGGGGATTAGTTGGAGGCACAAATGAAGGTGTCGAAACTCCGTGGGAAGGACTTACTCGAGAAATTGAGGAAGAAATTGGATTTATTCCTGAAATTAAAAAAGCACTTCCTTTAGAAAGTTTTATCTCGCCTGATAGTAGATTTTATTTTCACACATACTTGTGCGTAGTTAATAGTGAATTTATTCCTAAACTTAATACAGAACACAACGGGTATGCATGGTGTAGTTTTACTAAATGGCCTAAGCCATTGCATCACGGATTACGCAACACACTTCAAAGTAAAGTTAACTTAACTAAGTTACAAACTGTTTTTCAAACAATTAATTTACTTGACAAATAACCTAAAAGATAGTATAATAACACTATGAAAGTATTAGTTCTCGGCGATGTAATAATCGACAAATATATCTATGGCACTTCAGAACGACTAAGTCCTGAGGCGCCTGTGC